AGGAGTGCTCAGGAGCTCACTGCTGAGGCTCGTGCTCTCGTTGCTCAGATGGAAAGGACCAACTCTGCTGTAAAGAGTCTGACTGAGCAATACAATCACCAAGCTGCCATGATAGGCAAGACCGCTCAGGAGCAAGAGGTCCTGAACGCGGTCTATAAGCTCGGTGCCAATGCGACGACTGAGCAGAAGCAACAAATCACCCAGTTGGTTCAAAATTACCAGCGACTCCGTGATGGTGCTAACGGTACTCAAGGCTCTTTCCGTAATCTCCGGGGTATGTCTCAGCAGCTCGGCTGGCAGTTGCAGGACGTTGCCGTGCAGGCACAGATGGGAACCAGTGCTTTTGTCATCCTGTCACAACAAGGCTCACAGTTAGCTGCTGCGTTCGGCCCCACAGGTGCCCTGGTCGGTGCAGCCATTGCTGTTATCGGTGCCTTGGCTGGTGTGGCCTATGCCGCGGCTAACACCAAGCAGAACATTCAGGATCTTGAACGAGTCACCAAGACTCTTGCTCAGGTCCGTGTTGATAATATGACTGCTGTCAGTGACTTAATCCGTGAGTCTGCTGACCCTGCTGTCATTGCTAAATATAAAAAACTCAATGATGAGTTTTTGACTGCGACTGGTGAGTTAGAAAACCAAAAATTGGTGACTGAGCAGTTAACTAAAGCGCGTCAGGAAGCTGCTGATGCAGCGAAAGAAACTGACTGGAAGGGTGATTTCAGACCAGAGGACCAAGCCAAATTCAATGACCTCAACCGTCAATATAACGACTCATTGGCTAAAGAGGCTGAATGGACTAGCAAAATCAATGGCATCAAGAAAGAGCAAAGCGAGCTCAGTAAACAGGGTGAGAAGGATAAGAAAGCTGAGGAAAAGGCAGCCAAGAACGCAGCAAGCGAAGCGGAAAAAGCAGCTAAAAAAGCAATCGCCGACGCTGCTCGACTCGCCAAGCAAAAAGAAAGTGCATTCAATGCAGAAACACTCAGCCTGGTTAAGCAGACCGAGACTATCGAGGAAGAATACCGTCGCAGAAAGGCTGTCATCGACGATTATGTCAAACACTCCGGTTCAGACAAACGTACTGACGAAGCCTATGCCGTACTGGAGCAATGGCGTACCCAAGAGCTGACCAAGGAGACTGACAAGCGAATCGCAGAGTATCAGCGTCGTGAGGATGCTCGCAAGCAGATCGAAAAAGGTCAGAATAAGACTCTTGGTATTCTCGGTGGTGACGATACCGAAGCGTCAAAATATGAGGCAAATCTTCGGGTTTTGTCCGAGCAACACAGTCAGGTTGAGAAAGAGACTCAGCGACATCTGTTGGCCCTCAAGCAAGCCCGTGACAATGGTAAGCTGACAAAAGACCAGTACGACCTTGCTGTCGCCCAGGCCAACAACGAAGGACTGTCGGAGCAGCAGCGCATCAACGCGCTCAAGGAAGGCGAGGAAGCACGTCACATCAAGGCCATGTCTGACTATCAGATACAGCTACTTGATGCACAGTTGACGTCACTTGCGTCTGCGTCAATGATGATGAGCTCAACTGTTGATATCATCAGTCAAGGTGCCGAGGAAGTAAAAAGCAAGACTGCTGAGATGAATGCTTTCCAGAAAGCTATGTTTTTCTTGAATCAGTCTATTGCTGCAGCTATGGCTTTCATCAACGGCATTTCCCTTGGTTCAAAGCTGGCCGAGATGTTTCCTCTTGCCGCACCAGCTATGATTGCTACAGGTACGGCCATTGGGGCAGCTCAATCTGGCGCAATCATGGGGGCCACTTTTGCCGGTACGTTTGACAATGGTGGTTACATTCCACCGGGTCAGAATGGTATCGTGTCAGAATATGGTGATGAGCTGGTCAACGGTGTATTGGTTAAAGGGCCTGCTCGGGTTACTTCTCGTGAGGATACTGCGGCTGCTATGTCCGGTGGTGCCAGTAGCGTTAAAATCCTCATCGAGAACAAGATTGATGGCGCTACTTACACCACACAGCAGATTGACGAGAACACAGTCAAGGTTATTGCTGAGAAGGTCTTTAACCAGAATATTGACTCTGGTGTGAGCAACGTCCTTGGAAACAGAAACAGTAAAGCCACCAAGCAACTCAAGAGCAATTTTAATGTCCGAGGTAAATACTAATGGCGACCAAAGGTGATATCAGTGACCTGGATGTGTTGCTCTACGGTGGGTCGCCAATGGTCCCACTGGTGGAAGGGTTTAACCGGAGTCGTCAAGGTGGTGTAAACCGCTCGGACGTCTCCGGTGGTGCCACTAGGCAGCGTAAAAAGTATTACGGAACCACTCATATTGCTCAGGTGACTTTTTATCTGGGCTCACAGAGCAAGATGGACTTCATCCAGTTGTTCATTAATCGCAACGAAGGGAAGAAATGGATATGTCATCTGGCAGCAGATAGACCGTTGGTTGAGCCTTATGTGGTACAAACCCTCGGTGACTGGAACCACACTGAGGTCAACGCTCTGGCTGGCACAGTGACCGTCCAGATTGAGATATTCAGTGCTCGTGACCAGGCACTTGATGACATCATATTCCCCATGTATCAAGAAATCGGTGATGACCTACCTGCCTGGTTTGACACTATGGACCTGATACCAGACAACTGGCCGAGACGACTAATATGACCAACGAAGAAATCAGAGAGATTTACGCAAGCGCACCAGTTAGCAAAGAAGTGTTTGAGGTAATCGAGCTGTCAGCAAGTTGGTTCAGCAAGAGTTATTACCTACAACGAGCGACCACAGACAGCATTGACGTCACGCTTGAAAATGGTGATGTGGTTACTGCCGAGTATGTCCCGATGAGCCTTGGTCAAAGCAGTAGCAACGAAGACCTCAACTATGAGCGGAACATCATCGTCCAGATGGTGAATGATATTATTGCAGGTGAACAGGCCAACTACGACTATGACACTCATGGTGATGAGATGCCTCAGTTAACATCTCGCGGGTATATCCTCTATCGAAACGGTGACGTCAGTCAGATCAAGCAACCAGCGATCAAACTACCTGTGAGAAAGATGCGCCGGGATACCTCTGGTGCTGTGTTTAACGTAAGCACGAAACCAGCAAATGAATCAGCCACGGGTGAGGTAGCCACAGTCACACGGGTCCCAATGCTCAAGGGTTTCTTGTGAGTTTTGTCGGCAGACATTATGAGAATGAGCGGTATAACTGTGCTCATTTTGTTGCTGACTGGTATCGTGACCTCGGTATTGATATCCCGACTGAGGGTGTGTTTGAGTTGTCATTCTTGGTCTGGATGCGACGACACTTCACTCAGGTTACCACCCCAGAAGAAAACGCCTTGGTTCTAATGACTACCAGCGGAAACCGACATATTGGTGTCTATGCTGACTACGGTGTTTACCATAACTACAAGATAGGCGAGTCACACGGCTCAGTGGTACACTGGGATTTAGGTGTGATTCTCAGGACTTATGACGAGGTAACTTACTGGATATGGTCACCATCAAATACTACCCAGACCCGCTAACCGGCGAGGCTGTTGTCAGCGAACATGAGTCTGTGATTGACTTCATCCGTGAGAATTTTAACTCTCGTGACGACATCCTTGACCTTCGCTTTTTCGACTGTGAAATACTCGGCCCCGAGGTTATCGACCCTCTTGACGTGAATGACGGTGTGATAGCTATCACTCACGATAGTAAGTTGCCGAGAGCGGTTGCTGCAGTATGGGTTTATGTAGCCATAGCTGTAGTAGCTGCTGTAGCTACAGTATTGCTGATGCCATCTATCAGCACACCAAGCACTGACAGTACCAGTCAGAAGAGTGCAACCAACACTCTTGGCGACACTCAGAATGAAGCCCGTATTGGTTTGCGCATTGATGACATTTTTGGTTATGTTTCCAGACACATGCCATCGTTATGGCAGAGACCATATCGCATTGGTGTGGACAACCAGGAAACTGAGATTTTATTTTTATGCCTCGGACGTGGTCGCTACCAAACCTGGGAAAATAGATGGTTTGACGGCGACACTCGGATGATTGATATCCCAAACGCGCAACTGAGTAAATATGAACCAGGGACGTGGCCGGGGAACGGCTCACCATCGTTCCAGATTGGTTCAGACATCACTGAGCCGATTGGTATCTACCGTCAATCTAATGACCTGAACCCATCTGAATTGTTGCCACCAAATGACCTGGATAACTCCCTCGGCGCAAAGTGGAGTATTACAGGAACCACGTTGACAGCTACATCATTGCCTGACGGGTTTTCTATCCTTGATAGTTTTTCTGTTGGCGACAAAATAACACTCACTGACTTCATTTATATTGGACCCGGTTCATCACACACTATTTATCATGGCTATTTTGGTAACGAAACACTGTCGCTATCACCAGAGGTTGTTGACTTAGGAATGGCAGGGTCGCTGATTTATACTGTTTCTGCTGTCACAGATACCACGGTGACAATAACAGTCCCTGTTGATGCGCCAGCAAACATCACATCGGCATGGTCTGCTATGACAAGTTATTCTGTCCCCAGCTCATATTTGTCGGTAACAAGTAGCGCATTCAGTGGTTATGCTTTACCTATGTCCTTACCTGTGTTAACTGGGTGGTATGCTGACAGTGGGTTTACTATACCTGTCACAATAGTGTCGATTTCAGTCACTCAACTGCTGGCAAAACAATACGACGGTTCAATAGGTCCTTTTGTAGTGCCTACTGGTGCAACTCAAATCATATTGAATTTCACCAGTTTCAGTGGTTTTTATAAGTTAGTAAATAACAAAGAAACAGTGGTAAACGGAAAATTACAAATACTGATTGAAGAACTAGACATTAACGGTAATACCACAGGCAATGGCATGGCATACCCGTTTGATTACGACAGCAACCCTGTAAATGTCAGAAAGTCAGTATTCCAGACGTTTAGACAGTCATTGCCTTATAGTCGGTCTCAAGTATCAGTAAAGAGAACAGACAACAGAGATAAACGGAGTAACGTTAGTAACGTCGACATAATTGAATGGCGAGATATGTATTCGTTCGAACCAGTGTCAGGTCTTGACCTTGGTGACGTTACTCTTGTTCATGTTGTGGTGCCGAGCAACTCAAGCTCTCGCCTGATAAAAGAGAGAAAGCAAAACGCTGATGTGATGCGAATGGTTACCGAGTATCAAGGGAATGGGGTATTTGGTCCGAAGGAGAACTACCCGACAGATAATTTTGCCCAGATACTGACGCACATGTCTCTTGACCCATACATCGGTCGTCTGACACTGGACAACATCAACGCCGACGGTTGGTTATTACTGTCTGACCAGATTGAAAGTTATTTCGGCTCCGACCAAATGACTCGATTCGGTTATGACTTTGATGATACGCAGGTCACATTTCAGGACAGTTACATCCAAGTTGCTCAGACTGTGTTTTGTAAGCCTTATGTCCAGAACGGGGTGTATGACTTGTCATTTGACCGCAAGCAAGACAAATCATCAATGCAGATAACCTGTCGCAATAAGATTTCCGATACCGAGGTCCGAGAAGATATCTTCGAGCGTCAGTATGATGGCGTTGAGGTTACTTGGCGAGATGAGAACGAAGGTGTTAGCGAGACTATTTATGTCCCGTCTGACCGGTCAGCCGTGAACCCGAACCGCATTGAGTTCAACGGTTGTATCACTCGTGAACAGGCTTACAAGTACGCCTATCGAGTCTATAACCAGCAGAATTACGGTCGGTACAATGTCTCGTTTGACGTGGATGAGTTCGGTCGTAACATCATTCCGGGTAGACGCATTGACTCACCGGATAGCACCCGGTTTGTCGCTCGCCCAGGAGTCACTGACGGATATCGTGTCTATGATGGTGAGGTAGTCGAGGTAAACGGTCTGCTGGTTGAGTTATCTGAACCAGTTGAGTTCATTGCCGGTGAGGACCACTACATCACATTTACCAAGACCAACGGCGACAACAGCGAACCTATCCTTTGCACCCAGGTTGATGAGTTCACTGTGTCGCTGGCGTCCCTCCCTGCCGAGGCTATCTATGACGGCTACAGTCAGGACCGGACTAAATTTGTACTGGTGTCTGAGCAACTGATGGAGTCAATAGCCATTCTGCCGCAGACTATCGAGTTTCGGATGGACGACAACGGTAACGAGACAAATACCGTGAGTGCTATCAATTACGACTCACGGTATTACAAGAACGATCTGGATGTGGTGAGTTAAGAGAGGGGTCGTCAGACCCCTTACTCATCATCACTGTCCTCAGTTTCCATTAATAACGGGTCAACCAGCTTACGCGCCCGGTCAACATAATAGCTGATATCGACATTACTCATGTCCAGACCAGCCAATTGATTACACACAGTCACCAGATGACCAGCCTCGACCCCGGTGCGCCGGATAGGCGGCTCAGGAGTCGGTGGTTCACACTTCTCCCACATACCACTAGGGCACTTAGTCGCCATCTTGTGAGCACCTGTTTTCTTGTGTCGCCAGTGATTCCCGAGTCGCCACTTTTTAACCTGGTCAGCAGTGGGGTCCATGAGCTTTACCAGTCGGCCACCATCTTTGCTGACGTAATACCGGGTAACTCGCTGCTGCTCGACTTGACGGGTAGTGACCAGGGTGTCACCCCACATCACAGGAGTCTCCAGCATGAGGGTGTCACTCCGGTTTATCTTGGTGCGCAGCATGAAATCAAGCGGCTCGACAGTCAGGTGCTTACGGATGAACACCTCGATATTCTCACCTCTCACAAGAGCAGCCTCAGCGGCCTTGGCAACGACGACAGCACCATGGTCCTTGTGCCAGGGTAGCTCGCGTGTCCCTGCGTCCTCAGACGCTCTGACGTAGGCATATGCACCGATGCGCTTTACCTTACCTGAGTCAGTGACCGCCAGGTATGAGTTGACGTCGCGCACGGCAGCCATTGTGTAGTTGACGTGCTCCAGCTCCAGTTTAGTCAGTGACTCCCACCACTTATGCAACTCAGTGACATGAGCGTCATACTGCTCTGGATAGAGATATGTCAGACCGTCAGTGTTGATCTGAACCATCTTGAGTCCAGGTATCTTCATCAATTGCTCGGCTAACATACACAACAGCAGTTGACCGTTGATGGTGATACTCATGGTGTACTGGGGGTCATAGAATGGGCTGTGCTTGTCGTTGCTCTTGCCGTAAACACCGTTCAAGGCCAGCTTGAGCATGTTGTTTTCAGCCGTCTTTTTGGCGTATTGCTTACGCTGGTTGTAGACATCAAGGTAAACGTCACAAAACGCCTCAGTCAGGTGCAACGGGTAGAAACGGTTGGCGATAGCCAGGTTCGGGTAATAGGAGCTAACGTCAGAATCTTTGAGTATCCAGCCGACAGGAGGGACTATAATTTCCCGGTTAACTGAGCCATGAATACCACCTGCACCAAAGTCAAAACGGAAACCATCAACGACACAGTGGACGTCTTTAAAGAACCCTTTCATCTGCTCAGGGTTAATCACCGAGTCACGGAAGAACCTCAGTATCTCGTTGAACTCCGGTCGCTCGAATTGGACATAGGGAAGGATGATGTCATCGACCTTGATGCTCATGCGGTGAGTCTGATTATGCTTGCTGGCGTTTATCCCTCGCTTTGCCAACTCCATGACAAAGAAGTCTTGACCGATACGGGTGTCATTGTGGTTCATAAAGTCACGACCATACTTCTCTGACAGTTGTTCCCGGAAGGCAACCTCCTTCTCGCTGTATTTGTAGAACAACACGGTAGCGTCAACGTCGTGGTCGTTGTAGTCGAGCACAGTGTCAACCTGAGTCGGTCTGACAGGCTTGTTGAAGTCGAGCTCCAGTTCCTCTATAGAGTCCATGCGCATATTGAATTCGAGCAGTTTGAGGCTGGTGCGCTTGGCCTGGTTGTCGAAGTGGTGGACCCGCATCAGGTCAATCTGAGGGATGAACCGGTCACGGTCCCATATCTGGTGAGACCAGTCGTTGAATTCCGCGTTGATGATTTGCGTGGATTTACTGTAGAGCGTGGCATTGTCGATGATGCCGTTCAGCTCCATGATCATGTGAACCATCGGGTAGTCATAGCCCAGGTTATTGAACCCGACCAGCCGACCATCAGAATTCCTGACCTGATGCAGAAACATGTTGAGCTCACGACCCTGGTTCAGCCATGGTGTGATGATAAACTTCCACTTGGCACCATCAGTGACTCGGGTAAACCGGATGGTGAACAGGTTAGGGAGGCATTCAATGTCGAAACAGTAGTCAATCATGTCACCCTCACCATGTTCATCTCAATCTGCTTGATATCCTCGGTGGCTACTATCTCGACCGGACACTTATAACCAAGTGCCTTGACGTAGCCACCCATGATTTCGATATCGTTGTATTTACACCAGCGATATAGGTCAATGAGTTGCTGTGCGATTTGCATACCGTCTCCAGCTCAGGTTGCTCCCGGTCACCATATTGCGCACTAGGTAATACCACTGTGGTGTGACTGGACAGCGACTCGGGGTTGTCCAGCAATGACGCTGGAGCGACCGGATAACCTTGCGTTGGTTGCTTCGCTCCCAGAAAAACCGGACTCGACCGTCGTTGATAGTTGCCAGCTTGAGCGTGACTAGGATTTGTACTGTGCTGAGTTTCATTTTTCACCGCCTTTGGCTTTGTTGACCATTGCCTCGTATTCGACCCACGGAAAAGCAGCACATCGAGTTCCGTTTACTGTCACAGGAACTGAGTGATAGACAACTGCTTTAACAAGACCCAATAGCTCATCGCGCTGCCGCTTCAACTCGGCAATCTCCGCCGCTGGATCTTCCATGCCTTCGCAGGCGTTGACACAGGCAACGATGCGGCGTGCGTTGGCTCTACCTAGATCAATGTCGCCGAGGCAGCTCGACGCGCATGAGTCCCCTATCTGGCCGTCACGTTCTGAATTTATCTCACAGTACGAATCGTTCTCGTGCCAATACCATGGCTCAGGTGTGTGATTGCTCATTTTGTCACCTCAGTATTAACACCAATCACCAGCACGACACTGGCTGACGTGGTGTGGAGTTTTGCCCAACGATTACTAGACATCCAATTACCACAGACACACTGGAAATCGTGAGCTCTCAGCCATTGTTCTGCATCTGCTTTGTTCTTGAATGTCTTGGTCCGTGTTACTGCTGCCATGGTGTACCTCATAAAATTAACCGACTGGGTAAGAGTAACCTCAGTCGGCTGGTCTGTAAAGTAATTTACTCACTTAAAGCGTAAAATATTCTCAGCGTTCATCATTGGTCTCACGACCATACCACGGTAACCTGTTTTCTCATGGGTAATGTCGAGTGACGAGTTACGCAACACCTGGTTGAAATTCACCTTAGTCATCGGTGCCTTGAGTCCTTCCGATGAGGCCCATATCCGATAGGCACGGTAGAGGTCATCAAGCTGGGCAAAGCCGGTAGTCACCATGTCAATACAGTCGTCAATGAAGCCGGACAGAGGGAACATGTCTTTCTTCATCTCTTCCTTGAGCTCACGACCGTCAGACGCCTCGGTGAATCGACCCTGAGCGCGTAACCGGCGCAGTCCTTCAATAGCCCATTGAGTAATCCCGGTCATCTCAGCTTGCAGCCTGTTATCCAGCGTCACATCCTCAACCCCAGCAAACGACTTGATGAACTTAAACACCAGCGCCCGGTTCATCAGTGCCCCGGATGGGTCGTTGAATTTAGGCATACCGTTGGTACTGATCACAATCTTGGTTGAGAATACCGAGGATTGACCACCCTTATACATAACGTGGTAATTGACCGGGTCGCCACCGGTTATGGCCTTGAGATTACTCAGGACGCTATCCCGGATGCTCGGGTGTAGCTCATGAGCCTCTGGAACCAGTGCTAGGGATGATTTGCTCATCTCGTGGAGTGCAGAGTCTTTGACGAAGTTACTCAGTGACGGTGCGGTCATGTTTTCCTTTCCGACCATCTTTGTCAGTACCCGAGTGATAGTGCCTTTACCACCACGACTCTTACCGACAAACAGAGCAAACCGTTGCAGCGCATTATCTGCAGTCAGACAATACCCCATGAACTCCTGCAACTGGTGTTTCAGTGCAACATTACCACCCCATATGCTATCGAGAAATTGTAACCAGGTTGGGCACTGGGCTCCTGGCGTGAAGTCGTAATCCAACTCGTTGAGCACGAAAAACTCATGAGTGTGAGGCAACAGAGTCAGGCTCGGGTCGTTAAGGTCGACGATACCGTTACGGAACACAGCCAGGTTACTCGTGTCACGCTCGCTGTCGGTCAACCAGATACCATTCTCGACGGTCTCAGTGTTAGTCATGTCGCACAACACCTGGAATACACCGGCAGTGAACTTATTGGCTGGTTTATAAGCCCTGAACGCTCGCTGTATCTCGGCCTTGATCACGTCGTCATCTATCTGCTTCCATGACCTACCGTTGAACCGGAAAAACTGGCGCTGTGACCGAATAAGGTTTACCCCGTCATGTTTGAGACCATCAAACACCAGAGCGAAATCATAGTGACTAGATTTAGCGGTGAGTGTCATCCCGAGAGACACAGCCTCAGTGGATGATATCCGGTAACCCCGGTCAACCTCACCACTAAGCGTCACAGTAGACACAGGTGCCATGCTCTTATCAGTCACGTCAATTCTCACCTCACGGTGGAATGTCTCGTGCATCTTGTCCCAGCCGGTTGACGGCTCTTGCAGTGGCGGTAGTGCTGTGAACTGCGACCGGGTTGACTTACACCCGGCAGCAGATGACGGATATTTGTAGGCCCGAGCAATGACGCTTTCAAAATGGTCTCTCTCGGCATCCTCCCAGGGTGGACAGCAGCGAGGGTTATAGTGCTCCCACAGGATGTCAATGGTGTGCTGGAGGTCAACCCCGTGGTCATGACCATAGCAGGCCACACGGAACAGCTCGTGACTACCAGAGCCGAGTACAGCAGGGTGAGCCGCGTTAGTGACAAACGAAACAAACCGCTTGATGTCTGTCGGGTCATTGTCATATCCGGCACCTTCTTGCAGTGACTCCCGTGCGGAAATCCACTGGTGCAGAATGCTATCCTTCTCAGCATCCAGCATGTGGGCGTCACGGACCTCGTCAAAGGTATAACGATGACCGGTCAGACTGTTGTTAGTCGTTATCCGATAACTGGTCGGATGGTTCACATCTTTCCAGTGCTGAGTCCCTGGCAGTCGGATAACTCGGGCTGGGTCAATAACCTGGCCGTCAGAGCCATAAAACATGGACATCTGCTTTTGCAGGATAGTCCATTCTTCCTGAGTCAATAGTGGGTCAACCTCAATCAACCAGAAAGCGTGTCCATGGGTCTCATCGCGCTTCTGGACGATATGCGGTGGCAGAGACCACTGAGGTTCAACCATACCATCAAAATCAACCAGCATCGTCCTGAGCTCGGTGATATTGCTGGTCTCACGACCGATACCGTCAGTACCGTTAATGCAGATGTAGATACCACATTTTTGTGACTGCTTGAAATCAATAAACTCAACTGACTGGTCGAGTGTTGACGTCCATGTCTCAGGATGCACACCAACAGGAGTCGGTTGATTTTTCGGGTCATAAAACGCCTGAAAAGTAACAGGAGAGACAGGAGACCCGGTCAGCGCGGCGATTAACGACCGCGCCTGATTTATGTCCAGCATACCGGATACCTCAGTTAGATTTTACTAAGGATTGTCTCTGCCTTGAGTACCGCGTCCAGAGAGGCGCGATACGGGTTGGTTCGGTTGGTGTAGTAGAGCAGGGTGGAGACCTTGAGACCTGACGCAGCACTCACCTCTTCCAATCCGTATTGCTCGATGAGCTCACGGAAACGCTGGTTGGTGCTGTAATCGGTCAGCTTGTTCTTGTCATACTGCTCGGCTTCTTCTTTGATTTTGGCTAACCGGGTCATGTCTTGATCCTCTCGTAAAATTCAGTGATGAGTTGTTTCACGTCATCTGCGTTGGTGGCAAATCCGGCGACACCGTTAACACTGGTGACCAACTCGAAAAACTTGTTCTGACCATACTCTCTTGTCCCGATAGGGTAAATAGTTTTACGAGAGAATCCCAGCTTCTTGGCGTCAATCGCACAAAAAATAGGTAATTTTTTCCCAACCATATCCGGGGTCACAGTAATTGTCATCCAGCCTACCCAGTCGGGTGTTCTGATTGACTCCTTATCTTTTTTGCCCTCATTACCGAGACCAAAGAATACTGGTCGATTCTCCTTGTCATAAGCCACACCAGAATTGTTTTTGTAGAGGCGACAACCAAGGGAGTTGGCTGCCAACCTCACGTTTAACGACGCTTTACCTTCAGGAGTCATTAATCATCCTCTACATGATTCGGTATTTCTTGGAGTGCTATAACCACCATGTCATGGGTCTGACAGTAGTTTGTTACATAGG